TTTTGATCCTGGCTTCACTTTTCCAGTCACGGCTGTTTTTAGTTTAGAACCGGGATTCATTCTTCTATAGGCTTTGACCCCGGCTTTAGTCATGCCTGCTCCAGACTTTGTAGGTCTAAAGTTCTTTTTATTTCTTGCTGGCATTTTACCTTTGGCTGAACCACCATTAGCCATAGCTTGCCTGCCATCGGGTACATTTCCAAAATATTGTTTAGGTTCACCAAACCTTAATCCAAAATCATTTCTACTCATGCCATCACCTTCTTTCCATAATATTTTTTATAGCTTTTGTTAGATACTTTTACCCCACCTAAACTTCCAGAGATATAACTACCCGTATAATTTTTTTGAGCTTGCTCCATCATACTATTCATTCTAGGATTTTTTTTATCACTTGTTGGGGACATTTTATTATTTTTCATTATCTAATACCCATTCTTCTACCCATGAATCCACCCATCATGGCTTTTTTTCTTGCAAATGTTTTTACGTTTGTAGGTTTTGGTCCTGTATTACCCGCTGCTCTTTTTCGTCTGACAGCACTCGCCCTTTGCGAGTCGGTCATCCGTGTGGCTTTTGCAAGTGGCACGCATTTTGGGTACTTCCGTTTGGCGTCCTTCTTTTGTTTTGAACGGCCACATTTTGCAAACGATCCATCTTTTCGCTTGCTTCCAATATCTACCCATTGTTGCTTGAACCATGTTTTTAGACCTTCTTTAGCCATTGTACTATGAATTTTTTCCGACGGCTTCTCTGTTCATCCCTTTGACACAAAGACCGCCACCTCTTAAACCTTGTCTTCTTAATTTTTCAGCTGCTTCTGCAACTCCGCCACCAGCTTTGTATATTCTACCACCCATAGCTTTACTTGGTTTAGGTCCTCTGAAATCTTTTCTTTTTACTCCAGATGGATCTTTAATTTTACCTGCACAGATTTTAGATGCGTAGGCATTAGCATATGCTGACGGATACACTTTAAATTTTCTTTTCGCTGCTGCTTTTCCTCTTGGACAAAGTTTAGTCATTATGCTCTCGCTGTTTGTTTTGCTCGTTTAAAGTCAGATGCTTTTGGTGCACCCTTTGCACCTTTTTTTCGCATCTTTTCACCACGCTTTCTTTTTGCGTGTATGTTTGCGTATAAACCTTTACCCATTATCCGATCACTTTTTTCTTGTTTTTCATTTTACCTGCAGCAATTCTGTCTGCATGAGTAGGATTGGGATTTTTATCTATTCCTGCTTTTACTGATAGCATTCCAAAATCACTTTTTTTATTTTTCTTTTTCTTCTTAGCTAGTGATATTTTAGATTTAACATCCATAGCCCCTACTCCAGTTCTACCTGAACCTTTTTGAAAACCTATTCTACCACCGGCTTTTTTACCCATTGGTGTTGGTTTAAAAGGTTGACCAGAACTATCTGTAGGTTTAGGTCTTATAACACTCGGCGTTTTTGTTTCTTTTTGAGCCTTTACAAACCTATTTGGTTTGATCTGACTTCCAGGCATACTACTTATACCATCTTTTGTCATTATTTTTTTAAAATAATCATCTCTCATTATTTTTTACCTCCGTTTCTAAATACTTGTGTACCCTTTATACCAAAAATCGACGCAACTACAAGTATCCAAAGATTTGTGAACCAACTAGGGAGCGATTGAAAATATTCAAAGAATAATTTAACTTTTTCCATAGCTGCTGGGTCGTCTGACATCACTGCCCACATTAACACAATGATGGGGGCCGAAATAATTACGAGAACAAATTCATCCTTGTAGTCGTTTTGCCTCGCTTCAAGTAATTTACCTTGGTAAGCTTCCTCACCTCGGGCCATTTTTTCTGCGTGCATAAGCTGTGCGTCTGACATAGCCATTTTTGTCTTTTGACGATTGGCATATATCTTACTTCCAGCTTGCAAAGCAATTTTTGCTAAACTGAACCAAGCCATTAGTACGCCTTTGAGTTTCTTTTTTTCTCAGCTAGCATTCTGTTCTGTCCTCTAACTGGCATTTCAGGTTTTCCTGTGCCAATATAGTTGAAAGCTTGATCAGCTGTTGTTTTAGATCTAGGATCTACCTCAACTTGCTGTTCTGGAACTGTGCCAACTTTAATTTTATCTAGTTTTTGCATTTTTACTCCTTGTTTTTTTCTTTTCTACACCTTTTATCACACCTTTGTTCTTAGATGCGTAAAAAACTGTTTCACCACGTTTTTTGCCGTATTTTTTTTTCATGGATTTCATGATTTTACGGCCTTTTTCGTTTAGTGGCATTATTCTTTTACCTCTATTGCAGTTATACCTGGTTTATCAGCCTTTGCAAGGCTTACTCCAGCCCTTAATTTAGCTAATTTTTCGTTTAAATCCATTTTTTCTTCAGAGATGTCTTTAGCTTGCATTAATCTTGCTCTTGCAAGATCATTTTTCTCTTGATCGGACTCTTTTTTACGCTCATTTTCCATTGCCTTTAAGTCAACTTCTCTAGCTTTTAATTTTAACAGTGGATCAGAGTCAAATTGTGATGTAATTTTCTTCTCTTCTCTCATAAAGTCTTCAGTCATCTCTGCAATCAACACTGCTTTTCTAGATTCTATCTGTTGAGTTAGCACTTGTAGCTGTTGAGCCACTTGTGGATTAACTGGAGCTTGTTGTTGCATCATTTGAATTTGCATTAACTGCTCTCTAAACTCTAATTGAATCTGTTCTTGAGCCATTAAACTAATATGTTCTAAAATATTTTTTTGTATCGCAGCCATAACAGCAGGATTATTTCTAACCATGTTCGTAGACATAAAATTTAAGTGTGATGTAATATGTGCTCTGTGATCTTGACCAGGAAAAGCTTGAAAAGGTTTACCTGACATAGCCATAATGTGCTCCATACTTGGATCCATCGGTTGAACAGGTGCTGGTGGAGGTAAAATACCATCAATATTTTTTACACCAATAGCTTCGTACATAGTTCTGTATGCTTGATACAAATTGTGTATCTGTGGATTTGATGTAGCTAATTGTAATTGAGTTTGAGCTAATGTTATTCTTTGTGACATAGAAAATATATTAGGATCTGCAACGGGTAGAATATCTATTCTATCATCAAAGTCTGTTTGTTTAATAACTCTAGCACCGCCAACAACATCGTATGGATATTCTGGTGGTAGATATGTAGAAATAATTTTTGATAATAATTTAAACTCATGTCTCATAGAGCTATACAATCTTTTGTGTATCGCTGACATCACTTTCGATCCTCTTTCTAAAAGAGCGATAGTTGTGCCTACAGCTGCGTTCTGTGTGCCTTCACCAATTTGTAGTTCAGATATGGCCGCGAATCTTTGACCAGCTTGTACAACAATACCCATCAGTTGTAGTAATGTTGCAGATGGTTCTTTGTATGGTAGAGGGAAGAAAGCCTCTCTTAAATTACCACCCGGTGCATCAACATCTTTAAATTCACCTGGTTGTATTGGAGCTGCCTCGTCTCTAACTCTTACACCTCTTTGTTTAAATCCTGCAGGTAAGTTTGATAAAGTCCCTGCATCTAATAATTGGCGGAGAGCTACTGTTGCAGTTCTACTCAATCCGCCAATCATATGTATTAATCCAAATCCGTAAAAACCTAGTCCTGGCAGAAATTTAAAGTGGACAAAGTATTGTACTCTTTGTTTTTTTGGATCATTGGGTGCATAGTTCCTTCTGATAGAAAGAACCGTTCCGCTACCTTCTTCAACAGTTACGATGTAAGGTAGCTTGATACCAGTAGGTTTCCCTTCTGGACCAATATCTTCAAAGCCCTCTAAATCTAGATCCACATGACACTCTAACAAAGTATACATAGGAATTTGTTTTCCAGATTTTTTAGTGCCCTCTAATTCTTTTTCTTTTTTTGAAACTTCATCATTAACAGTCATACCTGGTGGTGTTAACTCTACATCAGAATAAAAACCTGCTACTTGTTGTTTTCTTAAATCATTCTCAGATATTTTTACAACGTGAATAATAGCCTCTGCTTCTGCTAAACTGTTCGCTGTGTATGGTACGATTAAATCATCTGCAGGTACAAATTTAGAAACTGCTCTTCCTAATAGATCATCGTAATAAACTTTTTTAAATGTAGAACCAGCTAGTGGTAAATGAAATAACATAGAATCAAACTCTGGCTCGTATTCTTTCATTTGATCCATAATTAAATAATTCATGAAATCTTTTACTCTGTGTGCTTGCTGATCTTTTTGTGGTGTTTTAACTCCTAAGATCTGCGTTCTTACTGGACCATCACTTGGTAATAATTCTTTATATGCTGTCGCTTGGAACTGTGTAACAGCTTCTGCTAGTACAGGGTGCGTGGCTCCTGAAGCACCTTGGAAAGGCTCTGTTCTATTTTCGTATTTAAATCCTAAAAGATCTAGACCAGTTGTGTAAGATTTCTCCCACTCTTTTCTAGACATTTTATAATCTATGTAATTATTTTTTAATTCAGATCCTAATGGGTCTAAAATATCTGCAGGTAAAATATCTGCAAGATTATCAAAATGAGAATCTGTACCAGGTACGTTTACCGCACTTGGTTCAAAGTCAATCGTTGCACCACCATCTTCTTCAGGTACAATTTCAACAGGGCCTTTTTCTTTGATTTCTTCCTTTATCTCGACCTCTTCTCCCGGAACTTTAATTTGAGTACGAGTGTTAGGAAGTCCTTTATCTATATCTGCCATTTAAACTCCTATCGTTTTCTACCACGATTTAATAAAAAATCCAAGCCTTGTGGTGTAGGTCCTGATTCTGGTGGTGGGCCTGATGGTTCGCCAGCTTCTTTAGCTATTCCACCGCCCGCAAGTTCAATTCCTTGTGGTGGAAGCACCTTATCTTTGATGCCACCAAAAAAATTAGATCTATCAGTTGCTCGATCTAAATTTCTTTGAGCCTCTAATTGTTTAACTCTTTCATCACCAGCTGCTGCCTTAGCTCGTGCCTCTTCTAAGGTCAAATCTAAGGTTGGATCTGGTCCTTCAATAAAACCAAGACCTGCTGGTATATCTATATTTAAATCTTTTAATGCATCTTGCTTAACAATAGCTCGTGCATCACGTTCCTCTGGTGTTAAAGACATAAATCTTTTTGTACCACCGATGATGTCTGTTCCTATTAAACCTTGTTCTAAAGTTTCCAGTATAGGTTTACCTTGTTTGTACGCGTTGTATGTATCATAAATAACTAAAGGTGCTGCCGCTATACCCAAAGTTTTAAAACCTGCCTTTAAATATTTTGCTCTTTTTATGTCGTCAGGTATACTTTTCGCCATTTCAAACAAATCTGTAACAACAGGCACTCTTGATTTAAGAGTTGGGCCTGCCGATGGAGTTTTAAAATAATTTTCAACTATATTTGATTTATTTGTTTTAGAATTAAACTCGATATTTTCTTTAACACCAAAAGTTGTTCCTCCTGTTTTAAATTGCATACCTGTTTTTAATAAAACTTCATCTGCTTGTTTTGCAAAATCCCCACCAGGGTTTTTTCTTAAATAGTCTTTTATTGCTTGAACCTGTGAGCCCATTCTTCCAGGAGCGTTAACAATATTATTTGGAAAAGCCGTGTTTAATTTTCCTTTTGCTACTTCTGAAATATGCTCTGGTGTATAGAATGTTTTTGCTTTTGCTTTTTCTCTAACTTTTTTTACAAATTCTTTGTCAGAAAGATCTTCATATTTATTAAATTTTATTGGTTCATCCATTTTTAAACCTGTAGTATCTATACTCATAGCGTATTTAATTTTAGGATCATTTAATATTTCAGCGTCCGACATTTTTAAAATAGCGGCGTTTTTATCTTTAATTGTGTCTATAACTTTTTTAGTTTGGTTAGCTGTTGTTTTACCTACTGCTTTAAAAGCAGCGGCTTCTCTTTTAGCTCTTACTGCAGAGCCTTTAGTTTGTATGTTTGCATACGGATTAGTTGTTGATTTTAGTGTAGGTTTTTTAATAGCGTCAGGTCTAAATAATTTAAAAATTCTTTTAACATTAGTTCTATTACCTTCAAACAATTTTTCAGCTATTGCGTTTGTAGACATACCCTTAGCTTGTAGCTCTAAAACTTTTTCAACTTTAGGCTGCCCTCTTTTGTAAGATCCCACTTTAAAACTTTCAAAAGGATTTCCACTTCTAGATTCTACGTAAGCTTTTATTATAGGACTGTTCCTAGTCAAAGGTGTGCCACCTCCAACAGTAACCCCTCTCTTGCCAGAAGGTTTAGGTGTTTTGTAACCTAGTCCCTTACCTATATCTCTAAAACTTTTTGTCTCTGGATTTTCTAAAAGATCATCTATTTTTTTAAATGTTTCTTCATTAAATTTAATAACACCTCTTTGATCAACAAATTTTATTGTATCTTTAAATCTTTCTTTTCCAGGTGCACTCCCTGCAATAATGTTACTTATTGAGGTAGGGCTTGCATTTATATTATTTTTTTCTATAAAATTTCTAATATCTTTTGTGCTGACCTCTGTTCCATCAGGTAAAGAATTTATGTACTCGACAACTTTAGCTACACCGCCTTTGTCAAAACCAGTTCTGCCACCATCTCTAAACCTTTCTCTTGGGCCTGTGAGGTAGTCCATCATCTGTTCGTAGTGTGCTATCTTCATTACATCCCCAACATATATGCAAGGCCACCGCCTGCTTTTTTGATTTTAGTTTCGCCTAGTTCTTCTAAAACTTCTTTGACAGCTGTATCACTTACTTCATCAATATCACCAAACGTACCATCTGTACTAGCCACTTCTTTCATCTCCTCATATTCATCTGGTGGTTTTTTACCTTTTGTATTTTCGTCAACTTTGTTTCTTCTAAGTGTAAATGTAGATCTATCTTCAATAGTATCAAAAGTTCTATCGTTATAGCTTCCAACACCTACTTTATCTTTTGTAACTCTAACATCACCCGTCGTTAAATCTTCTACAAGTTCGTATTCATTTCCATCTTTACCATCATATCTAATAACTCTCTCTCGTTCTTTTGTAGCTAAATTATCTGCAGGTTTACCTAATCTTTTAATTTTATCTACCAGCATTAAAAATTTATCGTAACCAAGTTTGACTCCTTCTTGAACTACAGGTCCTGCTGTTTCTGCAACTTTGGCTGCTGGTTTAAAAAATTTACCAACAACAGGTAGTGCTGCTAGTCCACCCATAAGTTTTATGAATCCTCTACGAGACATACCGCCTTTTTCAAAACCTAATCTCATCAAACCACCTTCTGCATGTTTTGTTCTATCTCTACCAATAATCATTTGTAATTTTTTTTCTAGATCTTCCATACTTT